ACGGTGTCCCCCAAGAGCAGCTCGACGCGATCGTCGCCGAGCTTTCCCGCCCGCGTACGGGCGAACACAAGCCGCTGCAGGGGCTTCGCGCGGCAGGAGGTGAGTGATGTTGAACCTGAAAAACGTACTGCAGAAGGTTCATTGCAAGCAGTCCGATCTGGCCAAGGCACTGAACGTGTCGCAGGCGACCATCGCGCAGATCGTCAATCACGGCGAATGGCCGAAGAGCCTCGACGAACTGGACCTCAAGGAACGCATCTGCGACTTCCTTGAAACGAAGGGCGGCGAGCCGAGGGATATCCAGACCGCCTTTGATGAAGTCGATCAAAGCAACGTACAGGAGCGCGTCCGCGCCTTCCTCGCCGAGATCGGCGTCGATCCGGCCGACCTGCCCGGTGTTCTTGAAGGAAAGGTGAGCGAGCCGCGCGCTGTCTTGGCGGATACGGCGGCGCGCTCGGTCCACAAGTCGAAATCCACTACCGAAACCAACCCGGAGGACTCCATGTTACTGCGCAAGCAAACCCTGTTTCCAGCTACCCGCAAGCACTTCAGTCTGTTCCGCGATCCGTTCGCCGACGATGCGATCCAGTCGCATGAGGACATGTACGTCAGCCCGGACATCCGCTACATCCGCGAGGCGATGTTCCAAACCGCGAAGCACGGTGGCCTGCTCGCCGTGGTGGCCGAGAGCGGCGCCGGCAAGACGACACTGATGCGCGACCTAGAAGACCGCATCGTGCGCGAGAACCAGCCGATCCTGCTGATCAAGCCCTACGTGCTGGCGATGGAAGACAACGACCAGAAGGGCAAGACGCTCAAGGCCACGCACATCGCCGAGGCGATCATGGCAGCCGTGGCGCCGCTGGAAAAGCCGAAGTCGAGTCCCGAGGCACGCTTCGCCCAACTGCACAAGGCGCTGCGCGAGAGCCACGCGGCCGGTTACCGGCATTGCCTGGTGATTGACGAGGCGCATTCGCTGCCCGTCCCGACCATCAAGCACTTGAAGCGCTTCTTCGAACTGGAGTTGGGCTTCAAGAAGCTGCTGTCGATCGTCCTGATCGGTCAGCCGGAATTGAAGACCAAGCTGTCCGAGCGCGATGCGGCGGTGCGTGAGGTGGTGCAGCGCTGCGAGATGGTCGAACTGGCGCCGCTCGACGGTGGCCGCCTCGACGAATACCTGAAGTTCAAATTTGACCGCCAGGGTAAGCCGCTCGCCGAGGTCATCGACCAAAGCGGCATCGACGCCTTGCGCGCCAAGTTGACGATTACCAGCACCCGCCGCGATCGTCCGGAGACGGTCTCACTGCTCTACCCGTTGGCGTTGGGCAACCTGCTCACGGCATGCATGAACCTGGCGGCAGAACTCGGCGTCCCGATGGTCACCGCCGATGTGGTCAAGGGAGTCTGAGATGGCCGCGCTTCTTCAATTGGTCAGTACCGAGCCCGCGCTTCCTCCGGCGATTCTGGCGGCGCCGCATGAACCTCGGGTGTTCTCTGCATCGTTCCAGGAACGCCTGGCGCAGCTCAATCGCGCCGAGCGCGCGCTGCGCGCGATGGGGCTGCGGGTGGTCTGGAGCAGCCTCACTGGAACGATGCCGCATGCCCACATCCAGCGCGACGCCAACGTGTCGCTTGCGGGCCTGCTCGAACGTTTGGGGCCGCGGACCTTCCGTGAAGAGGACACTGGCAAGCTGGTGTCCGGCGAGTTCGAAGGCGTCACCGTGAGCTGGAGGGAGCCGAAGTGAGCGACCCGACCATCACACTGTGCCCAACGCTGGCCAACCCGGAGGCGTTCGACAACGTCGATGCGCTGTGCCAGGAGCTGCACCGCGCCAACGAAAACGTGCTGCAGCTGACCGACCAACTGCACGAGACGCGGTACGTGTTGCAGGGCGTGGGCGAAAGCCTCTCCCGCGTGGTGTGGGCGCATATGCAGGGCAAGCATGACGATGTAAGGGGCCTGCTCGACAACCTCGTCGCCCGGCACGTCAAGGTGGTGCAAAAACCGCAGGGAGGGCTGCACTAATGCCGTCGAACATCACACCGTCCCGGCAGCACAAGGCCGCGTTCTTCGTGTCGATCCGCGCCGCGCGTACCCGCACGGGACTAGAGGATGCCATCAAGGAACACGTCCGGTTTCTGTCTGCAGACGACCGGACCGAGGCGCGCAAAGCGTTGGTCAGACGAGCCAGCGAACTATCAATTACTCAAGCAAAGGAAATGCAATGAGCGACATCCCCGAAGGCTATCGCCGGGACGCCAAAGGCTGTCTGGTTCCCGTAGCCATGATCAAACCGATCGATCTTGCGCGCGACGAGCTGGTGAATGAGCTGACGCGCAAGGCACGGATCGTCAGCGACGCTCTGCGCGAATTCAAGAGCCGCGTCTTCGCCGACATCAACGCCTTCGTCGACCTCTCGTCGGAACAGTACGACGTTAAGCTGGGCGGCAAGAAGGGCAACCTCACGCTCTACAGCTTCGACGGCGCCTTCAAGGTGCAACTGGCCATCGCCGAGCACATGGTGTTCGACGAGCGCCTGCAGACGGCCAAGACCTTGATCGACGAGTGCATCATCGCCTGGAGCCAGGGCAGTCGCGACGAAATCAAGGTGCTGGTGCAATCCGCTTTCCAGACCGACAAGGAAGGCAAGATCAACACCGGCCGCGTTCTCGCCCTGCGTCGCCTCGACATCCGCGACGAGAAGTGGCAGACCGCAATGAAGGCCATCGGCGAGAGTCTCCAAGTGGTCGGCAGCAAGGAGTACGTGCGCTTCTACGAGCGCATCGGCACCTCCGATCAGTACCGGCCGATCAACCTTGACGTGGCGGCGGTGTGATGGACAGAGACTTTTCCATTGTGCGGTTCAAGGTCAACGTCTCCGGCAGTTGGGCCAATCTGGTGGATTGCAAATCCAATGACTATGAGGCAGTGAAGGCTGCCTGTGAGACGTTGGCACGCGCGCACCGCGGGGCAATCCGTTTCAAGGCGCTTGATGCGGCGGGCGGTGTCATCGAGCAGTTCGCCCCCATTCCTCCGGGTGGCCACGTCGAGTGGCACGAACCGAAGTCCCGCTGACAGTCGTCTGGCTCGATGGCCTGCACGCGCGGGCCATCCGGCAAGCCGATTTCTTAGGAGCCTCCAATGACGACTCAGACTACCAGAAGCACCTCATACCGCCAGCGCCTGATCCGGTTGATCCACGTGGCAAAGGGCGATCTGCTGATGGACGACGACACCTACCGTTCCGTCTTGGAGAGAATTGGAAAGCGAACGTCCTCGGCCGATATGACCGTTCCAGAACTGGAGAAGGTTTTGGAACACCTGAAACGTAGCGGTTTCCAGGTGCGTACCGCGAACAAATCGCCGTCAGTTCGCAAGCCCGTGCGGCCATCTCGCGCCCTTGCGCAGGACGCCGAGAGCAAGAAGATACGTGCCCTTTGGTTGTTCCTTCACGAACTTGGTGTCGTCAAGAATCCCTCCGAGGAAGCGCTGGCCGCCTACGTCAAGCGTATCGCGGGTGTTGATGCTCTTCAGTGGATCAACGGTATCCAGGCCGAACGCTTGATCGAGACCATGAAAAAGTGGGCCATGCGCTTTCTGCCTCAGATCGTGCAAGCGTTGGCGCCGAAGGTCGGGGCGTTGCCTTTGTCCGACTTTGACCGCTGTGAACTCAACGGCCTGCTGCGTGCAGCGTATACGCGCCTCACGTTTGACCCGATGTACGCGGCGTGGGTCGCATTGACGAAAACGCTCAAGGAGGGGCGCTGAGATGGCTAACGATGACTTCAACGACGGTCGCCAGAATGGCGATTTCAAGAGCAAGGGGCCGGAATTGCTGGTCGACCTGGCCGATCAAATCGCGGTGGCTCTCAAAGAAACGCTGCGCCTCACAGGTGAGCAAGCGCTGCAGATCGGGCGCGAGATCGCCGAACGCATGGCGGGGCATTGGGGCGGTCAGAACGTCTATTTTCCGATGGGCTTGTCCTACAAGCTGTCACAGCGTGATCGCCAGATCTTCGACGAGTTCAACGGTACCAATCACAGCGACCTGGCCCGCAAGTACGTGGTGTCGCTGCAGTGGATCTACAAGATCGTGAAGGCGGTGCGCCAGGAAGAGATGGCTCGGCGCCAGGGTGACATGTTCGCGGAAACTGAACCTGAGAGGGATTGAAACGATGGCGCGCATCTCAACAATTCAGAAGCTCCCCGCAGAGGTGATTCAGCAATTGAACGCCAGGCTGGTCGAGCACAAGTTCTCCGGCTACGAGGACCACGCCGCCTGGCTTGCCACCCTCGGGCATGAGGTATCCAAGTCATCGATTCATCGGTATGCTTCGACATTTGAAGCATCCATCAGATGCGTACAGCGGTCGGTCGACGATCCTACCGAGATTGAAGCCCGTCTCCGCTGCCTGGAGGCGGCTAGCCGTAGCTTGCCAGCTCATGACTCCAAGGGGCTAATCAATCACGCCGAGTCACTGCTGAAGTGGGTTTACGCTAGCTGATATCTCTATTGCAGCAGTTGCAAAGTGTTTTTTCGGTGACAGTTCCATAATGTCGCCGAACCTCCCAATAAGTCCCGATTATCTCAGCCCCCTCTCGGGGATTATCTCAGTCTCTTTCATGTCGTGCCGAATCCATCGTCTCCTCACTTGACGGCCGGCGCGGCGAACGGTTCAATCGCTATCCCCGCCTCGTTCGACGCGTTCCCGTGATCAGGCCAAACCTCATTTGAAAGCGCAGCCAAGCATGTCCAACTTCCTGGGTATCGATATCGGCACCGGATCAGCCAAAGCCGTTCTGTTGAACGAAACAGGTACGGCAATTGCCGAGGCGTCGTCCGCCTATCGTCCGGTCAATCCGCAACCGGGGTGGAGCGAGATCGACGTCGAGGTCTGGTGGAAAGCGCTCGTTGACTGTGCGCGCCAGCTTCCCGAAGACGCGCGCAGGGACGTCGGCGGTATCGGCTTTTCGGGTCAGATGCATGGCGTCGTCTTGTGTGACGCAGACGCTCGGGCTGTTCGGCCGGCCATCCTCTGGCTCGATGGCCGTGCCGGAGCCGCGCTCGCGCGTTATCCGGCGGATAGCCTGCAGCGTGTCGGCAATACGCTTTCGCCGGGCATGGCGGGACCGTTGCTCGTCTGGCTCCTGGAGCATGAGCCCGAGGTACTGCGCGCTGCGCGCTGGGCGCTGCAGCCGAAGGACTGGCTGCGCCTGCGGCTGACCGGGTTGGCTCACGCCGAACCCTCAGATTCAAGCGGGACGCTGCTCGCCCAACGCGATGGCGCGTGGGACTTCGATCTGATCGAGATGCTGGGCTTGCCACGTACGCTCTTTGCTCCAACGATCGGCTCGGCCGATGCGGCGGGGCGGCTGTCCGCGCGGGCGGCCGATGCGCTTGGCTTGCCGCCGGGGATTCCCGTGGCGGCGGGGGGCGGGGACACCGCCGTGGCGGCAGTGGGCAGCGGCTTGTTGAGCGACGGCGCGGCACAGCTCACGACCGGCAGCGGTGCCCAGATCGTCGTCGTGCAGAATGCCCTGCCGACTCCGTCGGCTAGCCTCAACTGCTTCCGTACGGTAAGTGTCGCCGACCTGCCGCGCTGGTACATCATGGCCGCCATGCAGAACGCCGGCGTCGCACTCGAATGGGCGCGCAGTACCTTGGGGCTCACTTGGGACGCCGCCTACGCGCAAGCATTCGATCCGGTGGCGGCCGAGGATCAGGACGTGTTCTTCCTGCCGCACCTGAGCGGCGAACGCACTCCCTGGATGAACGCCAATCTGCGCGGCGCCTGGGTCGGCATGAGTCCTGCATCGAGCCCGGGGTGTCTGATGCATGCGGCATTCATGGGCGTCGCCTTTGCCATTCGTGCTGGCCTGGACGCGCTGCGCATGCATGGCATCGGCATCGATTCCCTGCGCCTGGCCGGCGGCGGGTCGGTGCACAAGGCCTGGCAACAACTGCTCATGGACGTCCTGCAGCTGCCGCTCGACGCAGTCGCCTGTCCAAACGCCTCGGCGCGAGGCGCCGCCATGCTGGGGGGCTTGGTCGCCGGCCACTGGGAGGTCGACGATTTCCGGTCTCTGGCGCCGCGCATCGAGCACCTAGGTGAGCCGCTGACGACGCGTTATGAGACTTCATATGGTCGCTTCCTCGACCTCAACGCGCGCTTGACGTCCTGGTTCGCGTAGAGCCGGCACGGTCCTGAACCTGGCCTGGGCCGCGCCATCCAATCAGGCGGCTTCAGCCTGGCCGTCGGTTCTCCAGGCGAGCGATCGACGACCAAAAAAACATTACGGCGTCCCTTGAAATTGGGTCTTCACGCCCCTATCATTGGCACTCGTCAGCTTCGAGTGCTAACAATCCGGTCCGGATGTGTTGGCCTGGCAATGATGAATTCGTAGTCACCTACGCTTAATACCAAGGAGAAATCGCATGAAAATCCGTCCTTTACATGATCGCGTGATCGTCAAACGGCTCGAAGAAGAACGCAAGACCGCTTCCGGCATCGTCATCCCGGACGCCGCGGCGGAAAAGCCCGATCAAGGCCAGATCCTCGCGGTCGGCAAAGGCAAGATTCTCGAAAACGGTGAAATCCGCGCGCTCGAAGTCAAGGTCGGCGACCGTGTGCTGTTCGGCAAGTACTCCGGCCAGGCCGTCAAGGTCGACGGCGAAGAGCTGCTGGTCATGCGCGAAGAAGACATCATGGGCGTCGTCGAAGCCTAAT